ACCATCTGTAACACCAACTAGAACAGCAACACCATCAATAACAGCAACACCAAGTGTTACTCCAACAAGAACCGTAACACCAAGTATTACTTCTACTCCGAGTATTACTCCTACTAGAAGTATCACTCCAACTCCATCTATAACCCCAACTAGAACAGCAACACCATCAATCACTCCAACACCTACTAGGACACAAACACCATCAATTACACCAACACCAACAAGAACAACTACACCAAGTATCACTCCAACACCAACAAGAACAACTACTCCAAGTATTACTCCAACACCAACAAGAACAGCAACACCATCAATTACACCAACGCCTTCTAGAACAGCAACACCATCAATTACACCAACGCCTTCTAGAACAGCAACACCATCAATTACACCAACTCCATCAGCATCACCAGCAGCATCAAACGTTACAATTACAATATATACCAGCCAAGGGGTTAATGGAGTTGGTGGTGGATATTTCTTAGAATATGCATATAACCCAGCTTGTGGTGGTAAAGGAGTTTCATGGAATCCAGTATCAGGACCAGACTGTCCTTCTTCATCCACTTGTGGTGTATTTGGTACAATAACAATACCTCAAAATACAGACGTAACAATAAATGTTATGGGATGTGATAGTGGTCTAGGTATATCTTTTAACGCTGCTGATAATACAAGTACTTGTCCTTCTAACAGCGGTGTTTATTGTGATAATGCAGATTGTTTTGGCACACCATTTACAATAAATTCAGGTACATCAAATAAAGATATAGCAATTACAGTTTATGCTGGTAAGTTAGGATATTTAGCTTGTGCATAATAAAAATTTAAACTAATCATGGCCTTACCTCAAGAATATAAAAAATATAATATAATTAATAAATACACTTCTGCATACCAGTCAAAAGCATATTATACCAAAGTCAATCAGTCTGGTCAAAGAGTAAATACTAGCCCCATGATGCATGAAGGATTTTATAATATGGAAGTAGCATCAGCGGTAACAGTAGCAAATGGTATTAATGGTAGCCCCAATAGAAATAATATATTAGAAATAGGATTTGGTTTAGGATACAGTGCCCAAAAATTTATTGACATGGGTGTTAGATCATATACATGCATTGAAATAAATGATGAATTATATGCTAATGCTGTTTCTTGGGCAAATGGTTTTGAAACTGAAACACAAATTAACATATATAATGGAGATTGGAGAGATATAATGCCTCAATTTAGTAATGGTTTTCACGGTGTATATTATAGTATGTATGATGAAGTAGGAGATGAAAAAAATTTAAGAGACTTTATGAATGCCGCTGGCCAAGCATGCTTTATAGGAGCAATATGTTCTGTTCAAGGTTTACCATTATTTAGTAATTTTGATTTAAGTAATTATTCTACAGGGGAAATTCCCGAGTCACCTTCACCCTCGTCTTTTGATAGTGTATTCAACTACACTTTGTATTATGGTTTAAACGATATAGGGTATTTTAATGTATATATCCAATATTGGAATGGGTTAGAATGGATACGTGAATATAGGGGTGACGGTGGTGGTGATATTGGAGGTGATCTTGGAGGTGATATTAGAGGGTAAAATAACAAAATTATTAAATATTTATATCAAATACACAATAAATGGCTGATATTCCTGTATATGCTGGTAGTTCTTCGTTTTTTCCTGGGGATACTGCCTTTGGATTTTACGATTATCAATACCAATTCCAAGTAGATGCTGATAAAGTTGTAACATTTGTTACACAGCGTTTAGGATGGCCTATTGAAGTTGTTGAATTACAACCAGTTCAAATATATACTGCCTTTGAAGAAGCAGTAACGGTTTATGGTAACGAAGTATACCAGTTCCAAATTAGAGAAAACATGCTCTCTATGGAAGGAAACCCAACTGGTTCAGGTCCATACAACCAATTATTAATGTCTCCTTCACTTGGTGGTGTTGTTCGTATATCTGAAAACTATGGTGAAGAAGCTGGTGTAGGTGGTAATGTAACATGGTATAGTGGTGCTATTAGATTATATGCCCTCACACAATCTTATGATTTAAATTTATGGGCACAACAATCAGCATCAATTGGTCCTAATGATTATATTGAAGTAAAAAGAATATTTTTTGAAGCACCTCCTGCTGCTATGAGATACTTTGATCCATACGTTGGTATAGGATATAGCTATGAGGGATTACTTAATAGCTTTGGATTTGGTGCTTATTCACCTGCTATTACATTCTTATTAATGCCGTTGTTCTTTGACTTACAAAGAATTCAAGCAATTGAATTAAACGACCAAATAAGAAAAGCAGCATTCTCGTTTGAAATTATAAACAACCAACTTAAGATATTCCCTATTCCTTTAATTGATTACAATTTGTGGATTCAATATGTTAAAGGAAGTGAAAGAGATAGTGTTGTAGGAGGTAGAACAGCAAGTGGATCTGCAGCTACAAACCTAATTACAAATCCATCAAACGTACCTTATTGCAATCCAAACTATAACTACATTAATTCAGTGGGTAAAATGTGGATTTACCAGTATACCTTAGCACTATGTCGTGAGATATTAGGATATGTACGTGGTAAATACACGCAGGTACCTATTCCAGGAGCTGAAGTTACTTTGAACCAACAAGATTTACTAACAGATTCTAGAGCAATGAAAGAATCATTAATACTTCAATTAAGAGAAGCCTTAGCAGAATCTGGAAGACAAACACAACTTGAAAAACAAGCAGCCAATGCTGAAAATTTAAATAAAACATTAGCTAATGTTCCTATGGGAATTTATATATTTTAAAAAATGATATCTTTACAAACCATATTATCAGAAGCTTCATTTGAAACTATATTCGTACAGGTAGTTATCAAAATGAAAACAGAAGCTAACTTTACTGAAATATACAATCAAATTCGTGGAATTAAAGATGTGGTTGTAGTTAAAGTTATTGATACAGATCAACTAGATGCAGCATCAAATGACAACTACAAATACACTTTACTTGAAATAAAATATATTGCTGCTGGAAATGTAATGGGTACTATAAAATCAATTAAAAGTGAAGCTTTAAAAATACCAGGATTAGTACAGTTTTATGTTAGAACAAAAACATTGAAAAAAATTAGAAACTATTAATAATGGCTTTATACGGATCATCTCGTGATATTTCATTTTTTCATGTGGTTAATGCTGAATTAATCCACAATATTATTGAACAAAATATAGGATACTATCAAATATCATTAGACGAAACACCAGCAAACATATATGGTGAAGCTGTTAGTGGTACTAAAATGTACTTTCCTCCTGTATTAATTCAATGTTTAATTGATAGAGGAGATTATGAAGGGAAGTATAGTGAATTAGGACCAGATATTACTCGTAATTTTGGTTTTAGATTTTTACGCAAAGATTTAGTTGCACAAAATGTAGTGCCTCAAATTGGTGATGTGATATTGTGGAATAACGATTATTACGAAGTAAATTTAGTAAACGAAAATCAAGATATCGTAGGTAAAGTACCACAATATAATTATGGTGGTGCTTATTTAGATAATTTTGGTGCTAGCTTTTCAATCATATGTTTTGCCAATTACGTATCACCAGAATCATTAGGTATAACACAATCTAGATAATGGCAAGACAACTTCCCATATTACCAGGAACACCTGCACAAAGAGTAAATGAACAAATTGTGCCTTATATTTCGGATACTGCACCTATTTTACCTGAGAATTTAGTTACTCGTGCAAATCAAATTTCTGTTGATATTGAGGATAATACAAAACCATTTACACTTGGTTTACAAGATATAGATGAAGCTGTATTTTATTATTTTAATAATGTAATACAACCTTCTGTTATACAAAATGGAAATAAAATTCCTGTTCCTGTGAGTTATGCTGCTCAAGAAAGATGGGTATCTGTTCAAAAAGATGGATACTTTAGGGACAAAAATGGTAAAGTAATGTACCCTATTATTATATTACAAAGAACAGGGTTTGAAAAAAATAGAACACTTGCAAATAAATTAGATGGAAACAATGTAAATAATTTTTCTGTATCTAAAGCAAGATATAATCAACAAAATCAATATACTCCATTTAATGTATTAAATAATTGGTTTCCCTCTGAAAAATTTTATTTAACACCAGTTCCAGATTATGTTAATATAACATATAATTGTGCTGTATTTACAAATTTTATAAGTGAAAACAATAAAATAGTAGAATCAATTGAATTCGCTTCTGATTCGTATTGGGGAGATAAAAATCGTTTCCAATTCAGAACATATATTACTAATTTTGAATCAACCTCTGAATATGCTATTAATGAACAACGCGTAGCTAGAACAACGTTTGCAATAACGCTTTATGGTTACATTATGCCAGAAACATTTAATAGAGATTTAGCTACAAAAGGCCAACGCCAGTTCTTTTCTAAATCTACTGTTTCAATTACAGCAGAAACTGTTAAAAATATTAATAATCCTAGAGCAGGAAACATATAAAGAATTTGGTTGTTTAAAGATAGATAGTTATATTCGCACATAAATTGTTATATGATACTTGAAAAATTTAAAGAAATAGCTAACGCATGGATCGCCGCAGCAAATCCAACACCAGAGCAAAAAGAAAAAGCTGAACATAGGATTACTATTTGTAATACGTGCGAACACCGCAGAAAAAATGTAGCTGGTTTTTTCTATTGTGGGTTGTGTGGATGCCCTTTAAAGAAAAAAGTATTTGCAGAAAATAAATCATCATGTCCAAAAAATAAATGGGTAATATAAAAAACAAGTTATATGATTAAACAAAACAAAAACGAAAAAGCAACTAAACTTACTGAAGAAGAACTTAAAGAGTTCAAAGAAACGTATGAAGGCTATCAAAAAGCTGTGTTCGATCTTGGTGTCTTAGAAGTTGAAATTGATGCTTTTAAGAAAAAACTTGATGAATTGAGTGGTGAAAGAATTGATCTACTCAACCACATTAACATTCTTAATACAAAGCAACAAGAAATTGGTAATAAGTTAGGTGATAAATACGGGCTTAAGCAAGTTGATTTAGAAACTGGCGAACTTAAGTAACCCCAGTTTAGTTTTGTAATGGTTTTAGAATATTTATAGTTAGAAAAAACCTATCAAAATTAAATAAACATACGAAATGGCAGAAGCAATTATCTCCCCTGGTGTATATACTAATGAAAGCGACCAGAGCGCAGTATCACAAGGTCCTATCGTAGTTGGTGCCGCAATTGTTGGTCCAACTGTAAACGGTACTCCTTACGTACCAACCATTGTTACCTCATATAGTGATTTTATCGCTAAATTTGGTACTACTTTTAACGATGGTACTAATGGTGATTTAGAGTATTTTACCTCTATTGCTGCAAAAAACTACTTTGAAAATGGTGGTAACACCATGTTAGTAACCAGAATTACACACGCTGGAACAGGTAGTTCAGCATTAAACAGCTTTGCATCAGCAAGTGCTCCTTCAAGTGGTTCATTAGCAACTAGCTTTACTCTTGAAACTTTAGCTTGGGGTGCTCAAATGAATAACGCAGGTGGTACTGTAGTATCAGGTGCTTTACCAAGTGGTAGTGCGCAAAATGTTCGTTGGGAAGTTAGCAATGTTAACTACACTTTAGGTACATTTACCTTATTAGTTAGAAGTGGTAATGATAATAACAATCAAAAGAATGTTCTTGAAACATGGACTAACTTGTCTATGGATGTTAACCAACCAAACTATATCTCTCGTGTAATTGGTGATACTAAACCTGTTTACACATATTCTGCTGTAGATGGTCAAGGATATATTGATTATACTGGTGATTTTCCTAATGCTTCTAGATATATTAGAGTAGCTACTGTTCCTCAAGCTCAATACAACACATTTAATAATAACGGATTCTACCAAGCAGGGGCTTACAGCTCCAGCTTACCAGCTCCTGGAAGTGGTTCTGCAAATGGTGCGTTCAATGGTGGTATCGTTGATACTAACTTGTCTAAAATTATGTTTGAAAACATTGTTAGTGGTGTAGCTAATGCTCAAGGATTTACAACTGCTGATTATGCTCCTGCTTTGAACCTATTAAGCAATACTGACGAATATGTGTTTAATCTATTACTAACTCCAGGTTTATTCTTAGCTGGTGGTAACGCTGCAATTAATCTTGGTGCTAATAATGCTGATCCAATTGCTTTATGTGAAGGTAGAGCGGATGCTTTAGCAGTAGTTGACCCAGTACCTTATGGTGGTAATATTACAGCTGCTGCAACCGCTGCAAATGCTTCTAATTCAAGCTATGGTGCTACTTATTGGCCTTGGTGTCAAGTATTCAGCTCTGCAATGGGTAGATTAGTATGGGTTCCAGCTTCAACTTTAATGGGTGGTGTATTTGCCTTCACTGATGAAGTAAGTGCTCCATGGTTTGCTCCTGCTGGTGTAACTCGTGGTGGTATTCCAAATGTAGTTAAAGTTGAAAGAAAGCTTTCATTAAACGATAGAAATACTTTATACGAAGATAATGTAAACCCACTCGCTACATTCCCTGGTGAAGGTGTTGTAGTATTTGGTCAAAAGACATTACAACAAAAAGCTACTGCTTTAGATCGTGTAAACGTTCGTCGTTTATTAATTGCATTAAAAGGATATATTGGTACAGTTGCTCGTAGCTTAGTATTTGAACAAAATACTGCTGTTACAAGAAATGCATTCTTGAACCAAGTAAACCCATACCTTGATAATGTAGTACAAAAACAAGGTTTGTATGCTTATAAGGTAGTAATGGATGAATCTAACAACCCACCAAGTGTTGTAGATAGAAACCAATTAATAGGTCAAATCTACATCCAGCCAACTAAGACAGCTGAGTTTATCATATTAGACTTCAATATCTTACCAACTGGTGTTGAATTTCCTGCCTAAGAAATATTTATAACAAACAACTATTAAATACAACATAAAATGCCTGTATTAGATCCAAACGAAATTATGTTTACACAGTATGAACCAAAAGTTCCTAATAGGTTCATCATGTACATAAACGGTATCCCATCATTCCTTGTTAAGGGTGTTAGCGCAGTAAGCTTCGATGATGGTGAAATTATATTAGACCATATCAATACTTATAGAAAAATTCGTAGTGGTAAAAGATTGTGGCAAGACATGACTTTTACTTTATTTGATCCAATTGCTCCATCTGGTGCTCAAGCTGTAATGGAATGGGCTCGTTTGGCATACGAATCAGTAACTGGCCGTGCTGGTTATTCTGACTTCTATAAGAAAGATTTAACATTCAATGGTTTAGGCCCAGTAGGTGACGTAGTATCAGAGTGGATTGTTAAAGGTGCTTTCATTAAGACTGCAAACTTTGACGATTACGATTGGTCTACTTATACTGAAGCTATTAACATTACTATGACTGTTGGAATGGATTATTGTATCTTAAACTACTAATCAGTAATGAAAAAA